ATTAAAAAAAGAAGTTACTGAAAAGGCAAACGTGTACAAGTCATTGGTGTACACGGATGAAAACATAAAGGAAGCAAAGGCTGACAGGGCAGCACTTAATAAGTTCAGCAAGGCATTAAATGACGGAAAGAAAGATGTCAAGAAGATGATGCTTGAACCATACAGTGTGTTTGAAGGCCAGGTAAAGGAACTGATTGCAATTGTAGATGAGGCAAATGCCAACATTGACAGTCAGGTAAAGGCTTATGACCAGAAGAAAAGGGAAGAGAAGCTCATAAAGGTTGAGGAGATATATGACAGGACCTTTGCAAGTGCCGAAGAGCTGAAGGAGATACTCACATTCAAACGTGTTTTCAAGGAAAGTTATCTTAATGTGACAACAACATTAAAGTCAATAACCAATGAAATGGAGCATATGAGAGACAGTGTAAGACACGACTTGGAAGTCATTAATGCTGAAACCGGTGAATATCAGTTTGAAATGAAAAAGAAATACATTGAAACCCTCAACATTACAGAAGCATTGATGGTTAAACAGACATACGAGGAAAATGCAAGAAGAAAAGCCGAGTATGAGGCAAGAAGAAAGGCAGAACTTGAGGAAAGACAGGCAAGAGAAAAGGCAGAAGCCGAAAAACTTGCAGAGGCAGGAAAGAAGGAACCGGAGCAGAAGCAGGAAAGTGTTTCACAGACTGTTGAGGAAGAGGCACAGGAAGAAAAAACAGAAGAAAATCAGGAAGAGAAGACACACACAATAGTAATCAGGGTGTGTGGAACAGGAAACCAGCTCAATGCATTGGGTGAGTTCCTTACGAAAAACAACATTAAATATGAGCAGATACAGTAGGAGGAAATGAAATGGCAGTATCAAACAGTTTGGCAAAAAGACAAGAAACAAGTTTTACGGCATATTTGAAAAATGATGCGGTAAAGAATCAGATTAATGAGGTTGTTGGTGGAAAGAACGGAAAGAGATTCATCAGTTCAATAGTAAGTGCGGTTGGAAACAATCCAACATTACAGGAATGTCAAAATTCATCAATAGTAAGTGCAGCATTGCTTGGAGAGAGTCTTAATCTATCTCCAAGTCCACAGCTTGGACAGTATTACATGGTTCCGTTCAAGGATAACAAAACAGGAACAAAGGTGGCACAGTTCCAGCTTGGATACAAGGGCTACATTCAGCTGGCAATCAGATCAGGACAGTATAAGAAGTTAAATGTGCTGGCAATTAAGAAAGGTGAGTTAATCAGATTCGATCCACTTAATGAAGACATAGAAGTAAATCTCATTTCAGATGAAAATGAGAGAGAAAAGGCAGAAACAATTGGCTATTATGCAATGTTTGAGTATGTCAATGGATTTAGGAAGGCAATGTACTGGTCAAAGGAAAAGATGAAGGCTCACGCAGTGAAGTATTCACAGGGATATGCATCAGACTTGAAGAAGGGAACGAAGTGGACCTTCTGGAGCAAGGACTTTGACGGAATGGCATACAAGACAATGTTGAGACAAATCATAAGCAAGTGGGGAATAATGAGCATTGACCTACAGACAGCACTTGACAGCGACATGACAGTAATTAATGAGGATGGAACACATACATATGTGGAAACAACACCTGTTGAGCAGTCAGAAGATGAAACTTATGAGGAAGTAGTGGAGCAGACAGCAGAACAGACAGTTGAGGAAACAGAGAGTGTTCCAGAAGAAAAGAAAAACAATGAGGAACCGGCTGAAAAAAAGGTTCAGACAGAATCAAAGCCATTCTTCAATTATTAAAAAACAGACAGTCATAAATCAAAATATATATCACAAAATTGTAAGACCTGTCACCTGAATGGTGGCAGGCAGAAAGGAGACGTGACAATGAACATTTCAGATTACATCCCTTTCGGAAAGGACAATGCGATTTCAAGAAAAAAGCTAGAGAAGGTGACCGGATTGTCAGACAGAGACATAAGGGAAGAAATTGCAATGGCCAGAAGAAACACGGTAATACTTAATCTATCCAATGGACAAGGGTATTTTCAACCAATAGAGGGCGAGGAAGATGAACTTGTCATTAAGTATTACAAACAGGAAAGCAGCAGATTAAAGAGAATAGGTTGGTCGTTGCTGGCAACAAGGAAAAGAGTAAGGGAGATACAGAATGGCAGTTAATGCAAGGCAGAAGGGGGCAAGGTTTGAAAGACAACTTGCCAGGCATCTAAGGGAATACGGATACAGAACCAGAAGAGGTCAGCAGTATTGTGGGGCAAATGGTGATGCAGACGTTGTGGGACTTCCGGGAATACATATAGAAGCAAAACATCAGGAAAAAATGCACTTGTATGACTGGATGGAGCAGGCAAGAAGAGATTCAAGGCAGGATGAACTTCCGGCAGTGTTTCACAAGAAAAACAATGCAGACATTCTGGTGACAATGACACTTGATGATTGGATGCAGATATATAGGGAATATGAAGCAGGAAACTACATTAAGATGGGAGAAATAAATGGGAAGACCTATAAAGGCAGGACTTAGTTATTTCCCAAAAGATGTTGATTATTATGAAGACTTTAAAATAATGGACCTGATGAATGAATATGGTCCATTGGGTCAAACCATTTACGACATAGTCATTTCGATGGTTTACCGAGAGGGTTACTTTCTTGAGTTTAAAAACTTTGAACAGCTCAAGAAGAACCTTCCGGTTAAAATCATCAAGACAATCGGTAACAGATGGGTTAACAAAAAAGACTTTGTGTTACAAGTTATTCTCTCTTGTGCGGACATAGGTCTGTTTGATCATGACCTCCTGATGCAAGGAGTTATAACCTCTGTTGGAATTCAGCGACGCTACGATACAGTGACTGTTAGGAACAAAGTCCAGAAAACAAGATACAGGTTGATTGATGAAAAAGGTCAACCCTTATTAAATGAACCATTAAAACCGATAAATGTAACAGAAACAAGTGTAAATGTAACAGAAACCAACATAAATGATACGGAAATACAACAAAAGAAAATAAAAGAAAACAAAAGTAAAGAAAATATAAAGTATTTTTCCAACGAAAACCTTAATGACGTGTTTAGACAATTTCTGGAACTTAGGGAACAAAAGGGAAGACAGATTGTTGGCTATCAGATACAGACATTGATTGAGAGACTTGAACAGGTGGCAGACACGGACGAGGAGAAAATACAGGCAGTCAAGAATGCCATAGCAGGTGATTGGAGTAATTTTTATCCTGTAAAGAAAGAGCAACAAAACAAGAAGACATTTAATGACCAAAGGCAATATGACTATCAGGCATTGGAAAGACGACTGATTGAAAACAGAGACAAGAGGAGGAAACAACAAAATGAAAGTTAAGGACATAGAAATTCGCTTAGAGGAATTGGACAGAATGGAATCGCAGATTTTATTTTCAGTTTCAATCTTATCAGCAGATGATCACGTAAGATTGGCAAGAATTAAGGAAGAGAGAGCAGAGCTTAAGGCGAAGCTGGAGAAAATGAATGAGAAAAAAGACAAGTAAGGAATTTGGCTGCATTTTAACACACGAACAGGAAGAGTTCATAAATGACGGAAGACCAAGAGGCAATGCACTAAAGATTTTTAGGGCAAAGGCTTATGGCAATGGAGGAAATAAGGATGGCAAGAATGTCAAAAGAGGAACAGGCAAGACGTGAGGGTATGGCATATGCTCTGAGGCTTGCAAGAGAAAAGGGATTGGATGCCTTGGAAGCAGACCTGAAAATGAGAAATGCCATTGACCTACCTTTAAGGGTATCAAAGGCAGACTTAGACAAATTCAGTGACAATGTTAAGTACAACACAGTAATGTATGTAAAAATCCTAATGGCTGTAACAATGCATGATGAATTTGGTTTTGGTAACAAAAGAATAAAGCAGATGTTTGAGAGATTCGACAACAAGGCTGAATGCATTGCAGAGGATTACAGCACATGGGAAGAGCAGATAAGCATAATTGCAGAAGAATGTGGAATAGACATGGACAGCGAAAGAAGAGACTTAAGAACAGTGATTAAATAAAAAAATCGAAAGGAGAAGAGTTGTGCGCACATAAAAGAATTCTTACTCCGATTGAAGAAATGAAAAAAAAATTAAAATGTGAAATTTACAGAGACAATATGCAAAATTACAAGAAATACGCAATACCGCCAG